AAGGTACCTTACGGGGGAACAAGTAGAGGAACTGTTAAATATTTGTGTGGAGAAGGCGAAAGAATTTACCACTATGCCACTAAATAGAAATGATATACTTAACGAAATTGATAAACATATTAAACTATCAGATTTAATTAAAGATAGGTAGGTCTAGTTAATATCATTTATTTTTGTAAACTTAGTTGTCGTAAAATCCCAAAAGTGTTTCATTTTTGGGATTTTTATTTTGTAGTTATTTGGGGCTTTTAGCGGGGGAGCGGAGATTTATATCTATAATGTTAATATATAAACAAATTTTTCTCTTATGTTGTTAGTATGTAGTAAATCCAGTAAATAGTTCACGTGATTGAAGTTATCATTTTATAAATATTATTATTTAATAATAATAGAAGAAATTCCCCTTAATGTCTAAAATTTTCAACATAATAACAACTTGTTATTATTTTAAAAATTTTCTCTATATAGAGGGAGTAGACGTACAAGTATAGTAACATTGGCTAGGGGCCGGGCGGCATTTTTATTTGACAAAAAGAAAAAAGAAAAGTAGAATCTAAGGAAAACGATTTTAACTGGAAGCGACAAATGGAAGAAAAAAAAGAGGAACGACAGCGGCCAAAGGTGAGGCGTGGGGCCGGCGGGAAATTTGCGCCGGGGAATAAATCGGGGGGACGAACCAGGGGAACGCCAAATAAGGCATCCCTAGTAATTCATGAAAAATTGGCGGCATACGCGAAGGCTCATGGTTTATTGCCGGAAGATGTTGATCCAGTAACACAGCTCATGAAAATTGCGGAACGAACCAAGGACGATAATCTTAAAGCCACTATTCATAAATCATTATTGCCTTACGTGCATCCAGCGCGGAAGGCGGTAGAGATGGATGTCCATCCTAGTGAGCTTCCGCCAGTGCAGTTAATTATCCGGCCGGATTCCGTGGAAAAGGGGAAAGATGGAGCTTAAAGCTAAACAAAGCAATGTAGCTTATGCCATCCTGAAGGAAGAAGGGGTGCGCTTTGTTGTATTGGTGGCCGGCCGGCGCTTCGGAAAAACTTACCTTGCCAGCTATTGTATGTTTTATGAGGCGATGTTGCATCCCAATGTAAAGGTGTGGTATGTAGCGCCTACTTACAAACAGGCTAAGGATATTGCATGGGATATTTTAAAACATACAATCCCTAGGGAATGGAGGCGGCCGCCCAATGAATCAGAATTATCTATAATTCTGCTAAATGGCTCCAAAATATCATTGAAGGGGGCGGATAATCCTGATAGTCTACGCGGCCCGGAATTAAAATTTATCGTCTTTGATGAATACGCCGATATTAAGGCGCATGCATGGGATGAGGTTATACGGCCTACGCTTATGACGTGCGGCGGTAAGGCGTTATTTATTGGGACGCCACGGGGATACAACCATTTTAAAGATATATATGACCGGGCCAGGACGCCGATAGGGCCTAATGCCGCTTACTGGCGCGGGTACCAATATACTTCTATAGATGGGGGGTATATTCCTGATTGGGAAATCGAGACAGCTAAGCGCGAAACAGACCCTAGGATTTTCCGCCAAGAATATTTAGCGACATTCGAGACATTAGCCGGCCGGGTGTATTACCGCTTTGACCGTAGCCGGAACATAGCCGCCGTGGAGGATAACGGCGGGGATATTTTGGTAGGAATAGATTTTAACGTAGACCCCATGACGGCGGTTATTGGATGCAGGGCAGGGGAACAGATACATATTTTTGATGAATTTGAAATCAGAAATAGTAATACGCTGGAGCTAGGGCAAGCCATAGCGGCTAAATATGGACGGCTGCCGAAAAAAGACAAAAATTATGAGCTACTAAAAAAGTTGGGGCAAACGCAAAGCATCCCTATGCGTTCCCTACGGGCATTTCCAGACCCTAGCGGGCGAGCGCGAAAAACCAGTGCGCCAGTGGGGCAAACCGATTATACTATTCTCCAGCAGCTAGGGTTTTCCGTCTATGCGCCGAAGCGCGCGCCGTCAGTAATGGATAGGTTAAACAATGTGAATATTTTGCTTCAGGACGCCGCCGGGCATAGCCGGTTATTTGTGCATCCGCGATGCAAAGGATTAATCAAATGCCTAGATGGATTAACCTACAAGGACGGTACTAATGCGCCAGACAAGGGGCTAGGGTTAGACCATTTACCGGATGCCCTAGGTTATTTGACTTGGGCGGAGTTTAATGTACTACATAACAATACTAGAATTAGCGAGCTTGCTATTTAAGGTTATTTGGCTATGTTTTTTTGTTAGATTTATTCTTATAATTATTTTTATATTAAATATAGGCTTATTCTTATGGCTAATAAAATATCAGTTTTGGAGCCGGTGAATATTTCAGAAGAATTAGATCAGTGGAATCAAACGGCTATAGGGATGTTAAAAAATCTAGTGCAAGAAATTGAAACCGGAAAATTACATCCTAAAGAAATGGCTATTGTTTTTTTAGATTATACCGGCGGCGAAGAAAAAAGTCTAAACGTAAGAAGTACCAACCATGCCGCGGAAAAAATAATAGGGCTGCTAGGCATCGCCCATTATCGCAAAATCCAGCAGTATACGGGTACTTAATTATGAGTTATGCAGTAGGGAACGATTTACGCAGCCAGTTACCGCCAGCCGAAAATGTTACCAAAGATATTGTTATACCGGCGCAAACCGGAGAAGATTATTTTTCCGCGGTAAATCAGCCTATCCGGTATTGGCAAGATGCTTACGCAGAATTTTGGCGTATGACAAAAACGCTTATGGCGGGAACGTATGCGATGCGCGAAGAGGAAGAACTTTTCCTGCCAAAGGAAGCTGCAGAAAGCCGGGGGAATTATGAGCGGCGTCTAAAGCGGTCAACGTTATTTGGAGCGTTCCGGGAAACGGTTACCAGTTCGACCGGGCGCCCTTTCTCTAGGCCCATCGCTTTTACTGATTTTGATAAGCAGCTATTGGAAATAAATGAAAATATAGATTTACAGGGCAATAATATAGATGTTTTTGCGCGGGAAGTATTTAAATCGGCGTTAGCGCATGGGCATGCATTTATTCTAATTGATTTTCCTAAGCGGCCTGATTTGGAGGGCCGCCTATCCGATTTACCTAGTCTAGAGGTAGAGCGTACAATGGGGTTACGGCCTTATTGGCGTTTAGTACCAGCCTATAGCGTTATTGGGTGGAAATCTGAAATCCGTGGCGGGCTAGAAATACCCATCCAGGTAAGAATCCGGGAATCCGCCGATTTGCCGGTGGGGCGGTGGGGTGTGCAGACAGCGGAACGGGTTAGGCTGTTAGAGCCAGGGCGCTATGAACTTTATGAAAAAAATATTGAATCCGGAAAATGGGGAGTGCTAGAATCCGGCGCGATGTTGGGCGCGGATGGATTACCGCTAGATTTTATTCCTATCGTCCCGTACTATGCCGGGGAACAGACCGGATTTTTTAAATCGCAGCCTAGATTTTTAGACTTGGCCTACATGAATGTGCAACATTGGCAAAGCCAAAGTGACCAAGACAATTTGCTGCACGTAGCGCGGGTACCTATCTTGTTTGGGACGGGATTTCATGATGACGATGATTTGGAAATAGGCAGTAGCCGTTGGATTAAAGGGCCGGAGGGTGCAACCCTATCCTATGTAGAGCATTCCGGCGCGGCCATTAACGCCGGGCGGCAATCATTAGAGGATTTAGAAAATCGGATGCGCATCATGGGCGCTGAAATCCTAGTACGCGACCCGGCGAAGGTGACAGCCACACAAAAAATCATTGATACGGAAGAGGCCACTAGCGATCTACAAAATATGGTAATTATGTACCAAGATGCGCTAGAACAGGCATATACCTTGACGGTACGTTGGCTAGGTCTAGAGGATTCCGCGGTAGGGGATATATCTATTTTCCGCGATTTTGGCGTATCCACAAAAGATTTTCAGGAAGCTAATATACTATTGCAGGCTAGGCAGGCGTTGCAGATTAGCCAAGAAACGTTTTTGTCGGAGTTGAAGCGCCGGGGAATTCTTTCTGAGGATTTAGACGTGCAGGATGAAATTTTATTGGTGGGGGACGAGACGCCGGAAATGCCAGCGCCGGTAAACGATAGTGACTAAGGGCATAAATGAATACATAGCGGACGATTTTTTGAAACGGACGGTAGACTTAGAACGCCTATCCGCCGGGCAACGAAAATTAGCTATCAAAGAATTAAAAACGCTAGAAAAATCCCTGCAAGCGGCGTTAACGGCGGAGAATATAACTTCATGGAAAGCAGCTAGATTAGAGGCGCTATTAACGCAGACCAAGGCATCCATCGCCAAAACTTATAAGCGCTTATCCAAAGAACAAAAATCCGTCCTAGAGGAAGTTGCCGCGGATGAGGCCAAATTTGCCGCGGCAACCGTGAATAGCCATATAGGCGCTTCCGTTATGACCGTGCAGACTAATGCTGCTCAAATGCGCCGATTGGTGGACGGTACGTTAATTAATGGTGCGCCTTCCGCGGCATGGTGGAATGGGCAGGCGGTAGATTTGCAGCGTAAATTTGAGGGGAACGTGCGCGCCGGTTATCTAGCCGGGTACTCTTCGCAGAAAATAGCGCGGGCCATACGGCCCATCATGAATAATAGCCGGGCGCAAGCGGAAGCGTTAGTACGGACATCTATTCAAGCGGTTAGTAACAAGGCGGCGCGTACGGTAATGGAAGAAAATGCGGACGTAGTAAAGGGAGTACAGCAGATAAGTACCTTAGATACACGTACTACGCCGATTTGTATATCCTATTCTGATTTGGTTTGGGATATGCGCCATACGGAAAATGGAATTGTTTATACGCCAAGAGGGCATGATAAACCATTTGTTAATGTGGATGCTTCCGGTGCAATACATGATGGGCCGCCGCGGCATTGGCAATGCCGCTCTAAGCTAGTACCGGTTACGAAAACATGGGATGAATTAGCCGGGAAAAAAATAGAAAACGCTGAGGGGAAAGAAACTACATACCAAACAGAATTTGAGAAATCCCTAAAAGCTAAAGGAAAAACGCCGGAAGAAATTAAAAAAATAAAAGCCCATCAACGGGCATCCATGGATGGGCAGGTAAACCGGGATATAGGTTTTGATAAATGGCTGCAAGGTCAACCGGAACGGGTGCAGATAGATACGCTAGGCAAGGGGAAGTGGGAGCTATGGAAAAAAGGCAAATTACCAGATTTGAAAAGCCTAACAGATCAATCCGGCCGGCCATTAACGCTAAAAGAATTACAGGCTAAATATGGCGAAGCAAAGCCTAAGCCGGAACCGAAGCCAGAACCGAAGCCGAAGCCTAAGCCGAAGCCTAAACCGGAACCGAAGCCGAAGCCTAAACCGGAACCTAAGCCGGAACCAATAGCGCCGCCGGGAACGCCAGATAATGCAAAGACTTATATTAACGATAGTTTTAAAGATTCTAATCTAAAAATAAAGAGGGTTGTTTCTAAAACTACACCTTTAAAAGAATTAAAGATTTCCCCCACGGAGAACGATAAAGATGCTTATTACAGCGCGAAAGATAGAAAAATTGTCCTAGGTAATAAACCCGGCCAATGGGGTAATCATCCGGCGGTATTTCGTCATGAGTACGGACATCATACGGACGCTATGCGCGGGTTAGAATTACTAGCGGATACCGAAGATTCTAATATGCGGTATGCTTCGGTATTACTAGATGATGTCCGAAAAAAGGAAGCCGAAAAAATATTAAAACATTGGAACGAAACAAGTAAAAATAATTTTATTTCCGGGCCAGAGTTTAAATGGGCGCGAACACTTGAAAGCTTTGAAGAACAGGGGCGAGATACCCAAGAACGCATGCTATCTATGCTATATGGCGATGACATATACAATCCTGAATTATTTCATATTCTTAACAAATGCAAAGATGAGGATATGCGAAAGGTGGGTTGGATAGCGCAGAGGGTTAAGCAATTAAAATTAACAATAAATAATAATTATAGAGAAATAAATGAATTAATAGCCGAAGGTAAACAGTTAAATATTGCAGCGGCAAAGACGGCGAAAAAACAGTGGATAGATATTTTGCGGGAAGAACAGGACGGGTTTAAAAAATTGGAGTTAATGGAAGAAGCTATAGCGGAAAAAGATTTTCCTTTTACCAATAATGAAATGAAATTATTTAATCAAGGGATAGAGGGCCGTTCCCAGCTAATTCAAGCGATAAAAGATAAAGATGTAAATTCATTTTTACGTCATTTAGATATACAGGACAATGAAATTCCCCATTATTCACAAATGGCGATAAAAGATTATTTTGAGGCTATGACAACCGCTAAATTGCCTGAGGCTATGGGCCACGGCGCAAGCTATTATAAGCGGGGCGAAAGAACTAGCTTAACGGGTAAAAAACGTAATATATTATGTAATACGGAAATGGTAGGGGAGTATTTTTGTTTAGCCGGGAATGGGCGCTATGGGGAAACGTATAAAAAGGCGTTGCATTATTTTGCGCCGGAAACCACAAAAGCATTGGAAAGGTTGTTCGGGCTATGACGATAGAGGAAGCTTTTACTTGGATTCATGCCTGTAACGTCGTCTATGGGACAGGGCCGGGCGTTATTTGTAAATCGGAAAAATGGATTATTACCGCCGGTGAAGCATGCCGCCGGGCCATTGCAGGTTTAGCCGATAAGCCACCAAGTAATAGCGATATTTATAAAGAATTAGGTTTAGAAGAGCCAAGCGATGATATAGTCTTGTAATTTATTTTATTTATTACTATAATAAATCTTATACATAGGGCGGAAGCCGCCCTAAAACAATAGCCTAGGGGGCTGCAGAAATGGTATTAGATTATAGACGTGAAAATTTAAATGGTTTATCTGACGCAGAAAAGCAGCACTATCAAGAAAAAAATGGGGTTTTTTTCTTGGCCGTGAATGATGCAGCAGAAGAACGCACAGCAGGCTTGATTAAGGCAAAAAATGAGGCCCTAGCGGAAAAAAAGGCGCTAGAAGCCAAATTAAAAGCCTTTGAGGGCATTGATCCTACAAAAGCGAAAGAAAATAATGAACGGCTACAAAAGCTAGAGGCGGATTTAGCAGCAGCAAAAGCGCGGGGCGCCAAAACAGAAGATATTGAGCAGCTAAAAAAGGATTTGAAGGCGGAATTTGATAAGCAACTGCAAGAAAAGGAAAAAACAATTGCGAACCTTCAAAATACTTTTACGCAGGCCGCTAAAAATGAAGCCATAAAAACAGCATTACGGAAACACGGGGTGCGGGAACAGGCCGTAGATATGCTAAATAGTTATCTATCCGGGCGGATAGAGGCAGTAACAGGTGATACCGGGCAAATTTCCGTACGGGTTAAAAAAGTAGACGGCGAAGGCTTTGAGGTCAGTACGCGGGATGGGAGCGTCTATAAATCCGTGGATGAACTTGTAACAGAAATGAAGACGGATAAAAACTTTTCTTTTGTTTTTGACGGTACCAGAGCCAGCGGAACAGGAACGGACGCTAAGGCGGCTAATTCCGGGGGAAATATGAGCGCCGGTAAGTTTTCCGGCAAATGGGCATCCGTCCAGGCGCGAAGCGATTTAGCCACGGATGCGGAGAAGGCGGAATTTATTAGTTATTTACGGGAAAGTAACGACGGGAGCGATGAAAAGGCGATGGAGGCCTATTTTGCTATTCCGGCGGAACGTCCCAACAAAGGATAAAGAACGATGGCAATCGGTAAAGCAAGTGATTTCAAAATTTATGAGGCGGAATTTTATAGCGGCATGACGGAAGTTTTATTACAAAATGCGCAAGTATTCAACGCCGCAAGTCGAAATTCCATTAGATTAGTACCTAGGACGGTACGGGGCCAGTACGAAAAGACTTCTTTTATGCAAAGCGTATCCGGCTTAGTAGCGCGGCGCGATGTAACCAGCGTATCCACGGCAGCGGATACAGCGCTTACACAAGATGAGCATGTCAGCGTAAAGGTAAACCGGAAAATTGGGCCGGTAGCTAACACAAAGGACAGTTTTAGAAAAATCGCCCAATCGCCGCAAGAGCTGAGCATTATTCTAGGCCGGCAGGCCGGCGCGGCTATTGCCGTGGATTACGTGAATAGCGGCATCCGGGCGGCGGTGGCAGCCACTAAGGGCAATACGGCGCTTACCAAAAATTATGCTACTACGACTATTACACATAAAAAATTATTGGAAGCCATGGCGCTATTTGGCGATAGGGCTAGCCGTATTGTGGCATGGGTCATGCATTCCAATATTTATTTTGACTTAGTGGGGCAAGCCATTACAGATAAAATTCTAAACGTGGCGGATGTTGCCGTAGCGGAAGGTACTACGCCTACTTTAGGTAAACCTACGATTATTTCCGACAGCGCAGCGCTGATTAGCCTTAACTCTCCATCTTCTAGCGCGGACGATACTTACCATGTATTAGGTTTGACGGAAAATGCCATTCAGCTGGTGGAATCTGAGGAAAAAGACGCGGTGCTAGACCCAGTTACCGGGTTAGAAAACCTTGTGATCCGTTTCCAGGGCGAGTATGCCTTCAATATTGGCGTAAAAGGTTACGCCTATCAAACGGGCAGCGGCGCCAATCCAACAGATACTACTTTAGCCACTACGGCGGCGTGGAGCAAAGTGGCCAGCGATAACAAGGACTGCCTAGGGGTAATGCTGAATGTAAAGTGGAGTGGATAAGAGGGCGATAATGCCGCCGTTATCGTTCTTAGACCAAATACATAATGAGCTAAATGATATAGCGGAAGAAATTTACACAAAAAAAGACGCGGAAACGTCCTTTAAGCAATTGGTGCAGTGGCAACTAGATACCGAAACAGAAAAAATAAAATGTACCATTGTAGTAAATTTTGATAAAGCCGCTATACCATAGCTAGGCTATATCCGGCGGATGCATTGCATCCGCCGGATTTGCATGAAAGATGCTATTATGAGGGTTTTAGCTTTTACGCCGGGGCCGCCTTCGCGCAGCGATGCTCTAATACAGCAATTGGCGGCATATTTACGGGATAACGGCCATACGGTGGGATTGCGTTATTTTGGGGCCTATCATTTACCTACAGAGCCGGGAAGAAAATCTAGCCAATATGAACCGGCGGATGCTGTGATTACCATTGGTTGGAATGACAACATTTATCAAATCCATAGCGATATGCGCGCGGATAATCGAGTTACCTATGCTATCAGTGATGGGTTTCTTCGGCGGGGCTGGACTGAGGGCGCCTATTTTGCGGCTACGCGAAACGGGCTACATGCCTACGGTGATAGGGTAACTATGATGCCGGGGGATAGATGGAAGAAGCTAGGCTGTAAATTAATGCCATGGCGAGAGCCGGCCGGTAAGGATTATATATTGGTAGCTCACCAGCATACAAGCGCTTATGATGGAGCGGATAGGCAACCTTATTTTATAGAAACTATAAATCTATTACGAAAAGAATTTCCAGAAAAAACAATTATTTTACGACCGCATCCACGGGATAAAAAATTACAATTATTACCTAATTGCCTATTATCGCGCCGGCCGCTGCTAGAAGATTTGTTAGGGGCTTGGGCGGTAGTAACGTATGATAGTAATATAGCGGTGGACGCCGTCTTATTTGGCATACCGGTATTTACGCGGGGCGCTACAATGGCCGATCCTATAGCGTGCAAGGATTTTTCACAAATCAAAAATCCGCCCATGCCGGATAGGCAGCAATGGGCGCATGATTTAGCTTACGCGCAGTGGACAGTAACGGAACTACGGGCCGGGCTGCCGTGGGTGCATCTAATAGATGGATGGGCGCAAAAGCAGGCTTCCGGTCTAGTGGATCAAGTAGCGGTAGCCGCAAAGGAAGAAGATTTTGAGTATGAAAATGATCCAGAGGCGCTATTATCTGAGTTGACCGACTGGAACGTAAAGCCGGGGCAAACGCCAGAGCAAGTCGTGCAAGAAATTATTAATCCGGTGCATTCCGATAAAATTAAAGTGCGGAAGTCAAAATTCCAGGGGATGAACGAAAAACAATTATTACTAGAAGCGGAAAAATACGGTATTACAATTGATATAAGAAATAAAAAACAAACTATAGATAGATTAATACATGCGACGTTATGAAAATTACAGTTTTAGAAGATTTTACAAACGGTAGTCAAATGGGTAAAAAAGAAGAGCCAATAATACAATTGCAGCCGGACAAAAAAACATCTATAATAGATAAAGAGGCCGTAAAAGATGCCAAAGGTAAGGCCGAAAGAAACATACGATAGCTATATAAAGCGATGTATTCCGTATGTAATGGCGGAGAAACCGGGCATTTCTAACATAGCGGCATTTGCGCGATGTAACGGGCTATGGGAAGAAGCAAAAAAGCGAAAGGATAAGAAAAAATGACATTACCAGTAAAAGACCCAGTAATAACGCCGGTAGTTCCTACGGGAACGGAGAAGGCGAAAAATAGCGGAAGTGTAGAAAAGGCTCTAAAAAATGGAATCATAAAAAATGATTCTAACCAAATTAAACCGGCGCCGGTAAAGCCATAAGGGGGCGGCAATGGCCCTAATCGTAGAGGATGGGAGCATAGTAACTAATGCGGATAGCTATATCAGCGTAGCTAATGCTATTACGTTTATAAATGATTATCTAGGCGGAGAGTATGACGATAACGCCGCCGCATTTTTGGGATTTTCTGCTAGCAGACAAGAGCAGGTTTTGCGTAAATCCGCATGGTACCTAGATATGCGTTACCGTACGCGGTGGAAGGGGTATAAACGCTTCCAATCACAAAGTTTGGATTGGCCCAGAACGGACGTGCAGGATGAGGATGATTACGATTTACCAGAGGATGAAATTCCTAGGCGGTTAATCCGGGCGCAAGTGGAAATAGCTTGCTTAATTGCCGGGGGTATTGCTATCTTTGAAAATAGAGAGCACGGCGGATTAGTGCAAAGCGAAAAGGTAGACGTAATAGCCGTATCCTATTTTCAAAGTGCGCCGGCCCAGACGTTATTTGAAGAGTTAGAGGCTACGCTAAAAGGCCTATTGAAGAATACGCGGCGGATTATTAGGGCGTAAAATGAACTACATTGATTTTCGTAATAGGATTGTAGATAAGTTGCTGCAGCGCTATGGTTCGAAAACCGTAGTATATATTAATATAGTAAATACGTCCTATAATGCAGCTACACGGGTGCAGGAAAAAGCAGAAAATACTTATATTGTAACGGGTGTATTTTTAGGGCCAAAACATGCATTTATGGACGGAACTGTAGTAAAAACAGCGGATTTACAATTTTTACTAGACCCTAAAGGACTAGATTTTACGCCGCGGCAAGGGGATAGGTTAACGTCTAATAGTATTGTTTATTATGTTCATAGTGCGCATGAGGTTAAGCCGGACGGTGCTACTTGTTTGCTTTGGAAATTAGACGTAAAGGCAGGTTAGTAAAATGGCGGCGCGAACAATTCAACAATTTGACGCAGATTTAAGAGAATTTTCAAAGCAATTGAAAATTAAATTAGATGTAGTAATTAGGAAAACAATATTAGACGTATGGGCCGCCGCCGTAGCTATATCGCCGGTAGATACGGGCAGATTTTCCGCCTCTTGGATGATAGAGCAGGGGAAAATACCTAATAATGATGGGTTACCGCCGGGGAATTACCGGGGGCCAAAGACGCCGGACGTTCCAACTAAAGATGTAACTATGGCGCCGTGGTACATTTATAATAATGTAGAATATGCGGAAGCATTAGAAAATGGGCATAGCCAACAGGCGCCGGCGGGAATATTGGATATTGCGTTAGCGGAAGTGGAAGCGTCTATAGCGGTGCATTTAAAACATGAGCTTTAAGGCTACTACAACAGCTATACAAAATGATTTTGCGGTTAAATGGACGCGAAGCGAAGTAATTTTATATGAAAATATGCCTATTAGCACAAATCCAGCGGAGTTAAATACAGCGTGGGGACGGCTAAGCATCCGGGAAGCGGCGGCGCGTCAAGTTAGTTATGGAAGCGCGGCCAATAAGCCGGTATGGCGGTATACCGGGCGCATTATTTTACAGCTATTTCAGCGTGCAGGAACGGGAACAGCAACTATAGAGGATATGGGAGATTTTTTACGGCCTTTGTATCGGCGTTTTGCTATTAATGATACTTCCGCCGGGCTAATACGAAATGCGCCAGCGGAAGCGCCTAGATTTTTATTAGTAGGGGAACGTAATGGCTGGATGCAAGCAAATTTTGAAATTCCCTATATTAGGGATTTGCATGAATTAGGATAAAAATAAAAAGGATATTGAATCATGAGCATAGCAGAAACGAATAGAGTAGGCATTTATATAAGTGAAGAAACGGATTGGGGAGAAACGCCTAGTAGTCCAGCTATGACAGCCGTTCCGTTTTCGGGTGGAACCCTAGGGCATGCGAAAGAAACGCGAAATAGCGTTACTATTCGCAATGACGCGCAGCGCTCCAAGATATTAGAAGTAGGCGCTTCCGCGGAAGGTGATTTAAATTTTGAGTTAATATACAGTGATTATGATACTATTTTGGAGCATCTATACCGTTCTGAATTTACTACTAATACCGTAACAGATACATCTATTAGTTTTGATAGCGCAACGCAAAAAGTACAGGATTCCGGTAATGGGTTTGGTGATTTTGTAGTAGGACAATGGGTTAGCATCGCCGGGGCGTATAATAGCGAGAATAACGGGCTATTCCGGGTAACGGCCGCCGCCGCGGGATATTTAACCTTAGCTAATGGGGCTTCCTCTATCGTGGATGAATCCGCCGGGGAATCCGTTACTGTAAAAGGCCGCTACATGCGTGGCGGTACTACAAATAAATCCTTACTTATAGAAAAGGAATGGGCAGATATTTCTAAGTATATGTACTATACGGGTATGGTAGTAGGCAATATGTCCCTTAACGTGCAGGCGCTAGAAATAATTAATGGTTCTTTTAGTTTTATGGGAAAACGCGGCATCCCTATAGATTCCGCTATACATGGTTCTACTACGGACGCAACGGGCAATAGCCAAATGACGGCCAGCGCAAACGTGGGAACTATCCTAGTAGATAATGTAGCGCTAACTACGCCTATTCGCCGTATTAGCCTTACCGTGAATAATAATTTACGCGCAAGGCCGCAAGTGGGTAGTAAGTACTCCGCGGAGATTGGCCGCGGAGAATTTAGCGTAGATGGGGAGATAGAAGCATATTTTGAAGACCATACGTTATTAAATGATATGGTTGACCATACCGCATTTGCGCTATCGTGGCGATGTACGGACGTAGACGGTAACGTTATGATTTTTACGGTACCGGAATGCTATTTCCTTAGCGGGAATCCTGATACGCCGGGCCAAAATGATGATGTTGTTTTAACTATGCCTATAGGGGCAAATATTAAAACCGGAACAAATTATAATTATACATTACAGATAGATGCAATTTCTGCGTAAAAAGGAATATACACTAATGGTAATTAAAGTAGATGTAGAAAAAAAACAAAATGACATAAAAAAAGAAACCGGCGGAATATGGGTAAAAATATGTAAAATTGAGTTGTATGAAAATTTACCCTATTCCGCCGGTTGGTATGAATGGGCGCCGGGCGGGGAATTAGCGCAATATATTACTGAGGATAGAGTGGCGGAAGTGCTAATAGCAAAAATGGGGAATGTGAAGCATCGCCGATTTTTAAACCAAAAGGCGGCGGAGCTTATGCCTAAACGGCGAAAAGGCGAATTGACGATAGAGGAACAGGATAAAATAGATTTATTCGCTTTGTCCCATTTTATATTACTGGATTGGCGCGGTTTTGGGACGGAAGAAGGCGTCATAGAATATACGCCGGAACGGGCGGAAGCCTTGCTATATAATGATGTAGGATTTCGCGCATTAATTGAAAGTATTGCTTCCACAAATGATTTATATACTATTTCGCCGGGTATGGAAAAAAACTAATAGAGCGCCTAACATGGGATGTTAGGCATAACAGCAATGATGAAAAATCTTGGTTTGAACAGATAAGGGCCGAAGGTTTTAGCGGAAAGTTACCCATAGATGAAGAGCCAGTATTGTATGAAGAACTATTAGATGTATATGAGGCATTTTATGAGTTATCCACTTGCAGAAATATAGGAATGAGTGTAGGGCCAATACCCTATACAGCAATAATAACTTACATGGACGAAAACGAAATAGACGGCGCAGAATATAGACAGTATTATAAGATACTATTACAGATTTTAGATAGAGAGTATTTACGATTGGTGCAAAATGGCGCGCGAAACCGGAATAGCAATACTACTAGACCCAAAAAATTTCATAAGCGGCGCTCAAAAAATAATTAATGCCTCTAAGGGTATGGTGCGCCAGGTGGGGAGCGGCGTAACTAAAATACGCGGGGGATTTACTAAGCTAAAAAATTCCGTTTTTTCGTTAAAGGGCGCGTTTGCTTCTATGGGCGCCGCAATGGCGCTAAGGCATTTAGTTAATGTAAATTCTGAGTTTGAAAAGATGCGCGCATCGCTGGAGACATTGACGGGAAGCGCAGAAAATGCAAATAAAGAATTTAAGGCATTGGGGGAGTTTGCAAAATCAACGCCGTTTACGCTAGATCAAAGCGTAAATGCCTTCATTAAACTACAATCCCTAGGAATTAGACCTTCCGAAGAACGTTTGAAATCATTTGGTAATACTGCTACAGCGATGGGCAAATCTTTAAGCCAATTTATTGAGGCGGTAGCGGATGCTTCCACTATGGAATTTGAGCGCTTAAAGGAATTTGGTATAAAGGCGCGGCAAGAAACTAGCGCCGTTAATTTTACATTTCAAGGTACTACCACTAAGGTAGGAAAAAATTCTAAAGAAATTATAGAATACTTGGAAAGTATTGGAGACGTTCAATTCGCCGGCGCCATGGAAAAACAAATGTCAAAATTGCCGGGC